GTACTGGCATAAAAAAGATATAAAAGAATTTATAGAAGAAACCGTTTTAAAATACAAGCTAGAGAAAAATAAAGAGGTGCAAGCATGAACATGGATGAATATCAAAAGTTGGCTATGAAAACTGCTATCTTTCCAACAGACATGGGTGTATACTATGCCACCCTTGGTTTAGCAGGTGAGGCAGGTGAGATTGCTAACAAGGTAAAGAAGTTCATTCGGGATGGTCACTCAGTCGAGAAAGAAAAAGAACTCATCAGTGAACTTGGTGATGTACTTTGGTATGTGGCTGCAGTGGCAGACGTGATTGGTGTAAGCCTTGAAGATGTTGCTAAAGATAATATGTATAAGTTAGCAGAGCGTCAGCGCAAGGGAACACTACAAGGTTCAGGAGATAATAGGTAATGATGACTGAGCGTAATGCATCTGACATAGAAGTAAGACGTGAAGCTTGTGAGTGTGGATCGTCTGACGGTAAGGTTGTGTTTCAAGACGGACACAAGCATTGTTTCGTATGTGATAAACATTGGAAGGCTAACAGTATGGAATCAACGGCACAACAACAGGTGATACAAGTTCAGAAGAACTACTCACCTATTACAGACAAGGGTGTGTTTGCACCTATCACTGACCGCCGCATCAAAAAAGAAACATGTGAGTTCTTTGGTGTTAAGGTAACTCTTGGTGCCAAGGGAAATGTCATGGCACATCACTACCCATACTACGATAACGACAAGAAGATTGTCGCTAACAAAACAAGAACAGTCGAGAACAAATCATTTCGTTGTGAAGGTAATGTATCTAGCGCAGCCTTGTTTGGACAGAACATGTTTAACAAGGGTGGTAAGTACATTACAATCTGTGAGGGCGAGGTGGATGCTATGTCTGCCTACGAATTGCTTGGATCTAAGTGGCCTGTTGTATCTGTTAAGACAGGCGCACAAGGTTCTGTTCGTGATGTAAAAGCACAGTATGATTTCCTCAACTCGTTTGAAACTATTGTGATCTGTTTCGATAATGATGCTCCAGGAGTTGAAGCTGCGAATAAGATTGCACAAATCTTTGAGCCTATGAAATGTAAGATCATGGACATGAAACTCAAGGATGCTAACGAATACCTGAAGCAGAACCAACGTGAAGAGTTTACTCGTGGCTGGTGGGGTGCATCACCTTATACACCTGCAGGTATCATTCGTTTGTGTGATCACATTGATCAACTCTTTGAGGAAGATGAGAACGAAACAGTATTGTATCCATTCGCTGGACTAAATGAAAAGCTATACGGAATGCGTACTGGAGAACTCGTTACCATTACTGCAGGTACAGGAGCCGGAAAGACTAGCATGATGTACGAACTAGAGTATCACATGCTAAAGAATACTGATGCTAACATTGGTATCATTCACTTGGAAGAAAACAAGAAGCAGACAATGTTCCACCTCATGTCTATCCCTGCTAACGATAGGTTGTTTATTCGTGAGGAACGTAAGAAGTATACAAGGGATCAGCTTCAGCCTTTCATTGAAGACACAATCAAGAACCCACGACTGATCTCATTCAATCACTTCGGTTCTATTACAACTGATGAGATCCTGTCTCGTGTACGTTACATGGTAAAGGCTATGGATTGTAAGTTCATTGTCATTGATCACCTATCTATCTTGGTGTCAGGCTTAGACGATGGTGACGAGCGTAGGAACATTGACATGCTTATGACTAAGCTTCGTTCACTGGTAGAAGAAACACAATGCGGTATGCTTCTGGTGTCACACTTACGCCGTGGCTCTGGTGATCAAGGCACAGAACAAGGCAAGGAAATATCATTGTCTATGCTTCGTGGTTCACATAGCATTGCCCAGCTTTCAGATGCTGTCATAGGGCTTGAACGTGATCAACAAGCAGATGATCCAGTGGCAGCTAACACAACCACTGTAAGGGTCTTGAAGAACCGTTACGCAGGTGAGACAGGTATAGCTACATATCTTCTGTATGATAAAGATACAGGACGAATGGCAGAGATTGATAATCCTTTCGATGCTAAAGCAAATGAACCAGACATTGGAGATTATATATAATGTTACAACCAATCAAAGGTGCAGTAAACATCCCCTTCTCTAGGCAGAGATATGAGATGGCAGATGGTACAGCTAAATCTATTATCGTTGATTACTTAGTGAAGAACGGACACACAATTACTGACAGACAGGAAGATTTTTCTGTTGACATCAAGTCGGAAAAGAATTATAATTCGTACTTCAGTGAGGTTGAAATTAAGTATGCTTGGAAGGGCGATTGGAATCCTAACTGGAAAGAGATACGGATACCTTATCGTAAGCACAAGCTAATCAATAAGGTTAAAGATCTTGGTCATGATAATTTCTTCTTTAACTTTTACATTCTTCGTGCTGACCTGAAAGCTGCGTGGCGTATCAAAGATAACATCGTAGCTGAATCAGAAGTGAAGGAAGCTAAAGGAAGAAACATTCTAAAAGGTGAACACTTTTTTCACATACCATATGAGAAAGCGATATTGATAGAACTATGAAACGTATAGCACTTGACATTGAAACAGACGGTATTGACGCAAAGGTAGTACACTGTGTATGTGGTCAAGATGTAGACACAGGAGAGAAGTTTGAGTGGCATAAATATAACGGTGGCTTCGACAGCCTTACAAGATGCTTATCTGAATATGATGTTATTGTTATGCACAACGGCGTATCATTTGATGCACCAGTATTGAACAAGCTTCTTGATACTAAGATACCTTTGTCTAAGATACGTGATACTCTAATACTATCACAGATTGTAGACCCTTCCCTAGAGAATGGACATAGCTTGAAAGCTTGGGGTCAAAGACTAGGGGAATACAAAATGGATTACTCTGACTTCTCTGAGTTTAACATGGAGATGTTAGAGTATTGCAAGCAGGATGTTGAAGTAACTATTAAGTTATACAAACACCTGCTACCTAAACTACAGAAGTTCTCTGCTAAGTCTATCAAACTAGAGCATGATGTTCGTGCAATAGTAGACCGACAAGAGAAGAATGGATTCAGTCTTGATATACCAAAGGCTTCTATCCTTGTAGCCAAACTATCTGAAGAGGCTGCGGATATCGAACAAGAGATGCAGGAAATCTTCCCACCTATTGTTCATGAAAGATATTCGGAGAAGACAGGTAAAAGATTACAGGATAAGGTTGAGGTATTTAATCCTGGCTCTCGCCAACAGATAGCCTTTCGTCTGATGGAGAAGGGTTGGAAGCCTGAGAAACACACACCTACTGGTCATCCTATTGTGGATGAAGGTACTCTAAAGAATGTTGACATACCTGAAGCACAGAAGATTGCAAGGTATCTCCTTCTTCAGAAGAGGGTGTCACAGGTTAAATCATGGCTGGATGTAGTCCAAGAAGATGGTAAAGTTCATGGGCGTGTGATGACATTGAAAGCCATCTCTGGACGCATGGCACATCACGGTCCTAACATGGCACAGATACCTGCCGTTTACTCTCCCTACGGCAAAGAGTGCAGAGAAGTGTGGAAGACTACTTCACCTTCGTACAAACTGTTAGGCTGTGATGCGTCAGGTTTAGAATTACGCTGCCTAGCACACTATATGAATGACGATGAGTTTACTAGAGAAGTAGTAGACGGTGACATTCATACAGCAAATCAAAAGAATGCTGGACTTGATAGCCGGGATCAGGCAAAGACATTTATCTATGCATTAATTTATGGTGCAGGTCCAGCCAAGATTGGTTCCATCGTAGGTGGTGGGGCTAGAGAAGGTCAAGCAGTTATGAATAAGTTTATGTCAAACATGCCAGCGTTGAAGCGTCTTCGTAATGCAGTGGACAAAGCTGCACAAGAAGGTTTCATTCGTGGCCTTGACGGTAGACTACTGGTTGTCAGACAGCAACATGCCGCTGTTAACCTTCTGTTACAAGGAGCAGGTGCAATTATTTGTAAGGCTTGGCTTCGTAAAATAATACTACTAGCAGAGAGAGAAAAGATAGACTATAAACTTGTTGCTAGTATCCACGATGAATATCAGTTTGAAGTGAATACATTACATGCAGATAAGCTTGGAAGGATTACCAAAGATGCAATGAAGTTTGTTGAAGAAGAACTAAAAGTTAACTGTCCATTGGATAGTGAATTTAAAGTAGGAAATAATTGGGCAGAAACACATTAACTGTTGACATTAAAATAGTAGTGTGGCATAATACTTGAAATCAAGGCAGTGATCTTTGAATCACATTTAACAAGGAGAATATAAGAATGAGTGTTATTACTGGCAAAGCATACTGGGCGTTTGTTCATGAAGCTAATACAACTTTTGAGCCTGCATGGTCTATTGATATTGCTTTAGATGAAGCTAACAAAGCTATCGTAGAAGCTGACGGTTTGAAGTATCGTAACAAGGGTGACGAGCGTGGTGACTTCATTACAATCAAACGTAAGGTTGAAGGCAAGAACCGCCCTAATGATCCACCTGAAGTTGTTGATCACATGAAGCGTATCCTTGCTTCTGAGAAGAACTTCATTGGTCCAGGTTCTATTGTTAATGTTCAATACAAAACATATGAGTGGAACTATAAAGGTAACTCAGGCATTGGAGCAGACCTTCAGAAGATCCAGCTTCTTGAACTAGAAGAGTTACCTGATAGCCAAGATGACGAACTACCTGTAGTAGATTCAGGTTACGCTTCGGTAGACAACCTAAGTGAAGAAGTTCCTTTCACTAACTAACTAAGAACAAGGGAGCAGCATCATTGTGAATGGCTGCGGTCTGGCTTGTGTTTGCGGTGGGTACGCCAGTTTTTATAGGAGAAGACAGTGAAAGAATATACAGAAGAGTATGAACTTATTCAGCGTGATCCAATCATGGGAACTGAAACAGTTGTAAAGGGTAATGCACTAACATGGATGGAACTACAAGACTTACTACTTAGATTTGTCCATGCATCAGGATATTATTACATTACTGATATACAGTTCCTTAAAGAGGAAGAGGAAGAGCTATGAGGCATGAAGAATACATGAAGCAGGCTAACTCACAGTCTGATAATTTAGACATGGTTAATTCACCCCCTCACTACAATCATGCAGGTATAGAATGTATTGAAGCAATTGAAGCTGCACTAACCCCTGAAGAGTTTCGTGGTTACTGCAAGGGAAACAACATCAAGTATACATGGCGTGAGAACTACAAGAATAAAGATGAAGATCTTGCCAAAGCAAACTGGTACTTGACTAGATTACTAAAACAAAAGGAAATGTAATGGCTCATATTGACACACTAATAGATGACATATATAAAACACTTGAAGAAGGTATTGATAACGTATCAGTTAAGAAGCGTGATGCAATCTATAAGTGTGGTACAGAAGTTATGGCTGCCATCACAAGTGCATTCACGGAGAAGCGTGACAACGACAATCCTACATTACGTATGTCACAGATTGGTAAGCCTTCACGTCAAGTATGGTATGACATGAAGAAGACAAACCGTGAACCACTGACTGGTCAGACACGTATTAAGTTTTTGTTTGGTGATCTTCTAGAATCATTGCTTCTATGTCTTGCCGAACTTGCAGATCATGAAGTATCAGAACAACAAAAGACTGTCGAGGTTGACGGTATTAAAGGTCACACCGACTGTCGTATTGATGGAGTATTAGTAGATGTCAAGTCAGCATCGCCCTATGCTTTTAAGAAATTCAAGGATGGCACCTTGTCTTCTGATGATCCCTTTGGTTATATTGCTCAGATTTCTGGGTATGCAGAAGCCCAAGGTGACAATGAAGCAGCGTTCTTCGCAATAGATAAATCATCTGCAGAACTAGCATTACTTAAAGTACACTCTATGGAAATGATCAACGTCAGTGATCGTATTACTGAACTTAAATCAGCCGTAGGAAAAGACAGCCCACCACCACGTTGTTATACTGACGAGGCAGACGGAGCCTCTGGTAATCGTAAGCTTGCTATCGGTTGTGTGTATTGTCCATTTAAGAAATCATGTTGGGCAGATGCTAATGGTGGTGTAGGTCTTCGTGGTTTCAAATACTCTAATGGTGTTCGTTACCTTACAGTTACTGCTAAGATGCCAAACGTGGAAGAAGTTGCTGTATGAAAAAGACTGCCAAGAGACAGAGAAAAAACTCATACTCACATAAGTACAGAAGTAATTCAGAACTTTCCTGCAGCGAACAGCTAATCAAGAATAAGATTGACTTCAAGTATGAACCATACCCCATTGCATATGAATGGTTTGAGAACAAGAAATACATACCAGATTTCCTGTTACCAAATGGTATTATACTTGAAGTCAAAGGCAGGTTCATGTTAGAGGACAGGAAGAAACATCTGTTCCTTAGATCACAACATCCTGATATTGATATACGTTTTATCTTTGATAACCCTTATCGTAAACTTTACAAGGGTGGTAAGATGACGTATGCAGATTGGTGTGATAAGTATAAGTTCAAGTTCTGTAAGTTAAATGAAGAGATACCACAGGACTGGCTTACCTAATGATAGATACTGAAATCAATCTAGTGCTATCTAGTGATGCCCAAGTAAGTATATCTTCTCCAGAAAAAACATTATATCTGGCGGTTATCCTTCAAGCTTTACTGGACGCAACCAAACCTTCATACAACGGAGAACCAGAACATGCAGTCTTAGAAAGAGACAGGGCTATAGCATGGTTCTTTGCATCTGTTGGTGTAACTGCAGAAGACTTTACTGAAGTGTGTGATAGTGCAGGTGTAAACCCTGAATACATGAGACAATTTGCTTTTCGTGTACTAAAATCTGGTGAGGTAGACTTTGTTCGTAAGAGAATAAATGCTATTCTTGGTCACTAGTTCTATTGTAATTCGTATTCGTTTGTGATACTATTATTTTTCGTCACACTATAATCCCGGAGAGATATACATGAATAATATTTTACCTACAGACTACCAAAATTTTATTGCGTTATCACGATATGCACGTTGGAAAGAAGATGAACAACGCCGTGAGACATGGACTGAAACAGTACAAAGATACTTTGATTATATGGAAGGGCATCTAGGTGCTAACTATGCTTATAAGTTATCCTCAGATCTTCGTAAGAAGCTGGAAGAAGCAGTACTAAACCAAAGCATTATGCCTAGCATGAGAGCATTGATGACTGCAGGTCCTGCCTTAGATCGTTGTCATGTAGGTGGTTACAATTGTTCTTACGTACCAGTAGATAGCCCTCGTGCCTTTGACGAAACAATGTACATTCTTATGTGTGGCACAGGTGTAGGCTTCTCTGTTGAACGACATGTAGTAGAGAAACTGCCAACAGTTAATGAAGATTTCCACGACACTGATACAGTAATTAAGGTAGGTGATAGCCGCCCAGGTTGGGCTAAATCATTACGTGAGTTGATTGCAATGTTGTATGCTGGTCAGGTTCCCAAGTTCGATGTCAGCGAGGTGCGTCCTGCAGGCGCAAGACTTAAGACATTTGGTGGCAGGGCATCAGGTCCTCAACCATTGATTGAGTTGTTTGAGTTTTGTAT